GAATACTATCCGCTCCCGAACTCTTCGTTGATCTGCCTGCCCCCTTTGATTTTGATTTGCAATTGATCTTCTTTGGAATACGGCACCACTCTGCAAAACCTTGGTAATAGAAGTCAATGACTTCTGAATACCCCCCAGAGTGGATACGATTGTAGAATTGGGTGTGGTTGGTGCTTGTGTCATCTATTATGCAGCCATTCCAAGTTTGTTTTTGACAGCATCCCGATCGGAAATAATTGCAGGTGGATATAAATTAAAGCTCGGGACTTCGGATCCAACGGGGGAATAATATTTTGGTGCTTTACTTTTCTCCGATGTATTGATTGGGGGAAGTACAGATACATTTCCTCTATGCGACCTTGGCCTTGGTGTCTTTATGTTTGGCTTTGATTCTACAGGCGATGGTTTTGTTATACGATCAACAACACTAAAAATCGCATTCATAATGCCATTACCACCCGATTTTGGTTTCATTGGTTTTGTCGGCTGGCTAATCATGTTGGCCGGAATTGGAGCAGCAATCGTTCTTCTTTGTGTCGCATATGGACTTCTTGAATCATCTGCCAGATGATGACTAAATGAATTACCGCGAGCATCAACTTGTTTCCCATCTACACTTTTCATTCTAATTACATCATCACCTTTCATACTACCTCTTTCACTTGTGCCATAAAAACTCAGTCTTCCCTGAACTAACTTTGCTGCCTCTTTCTGCAGCATTGAATTTCTAAGTGCTTTTTCTGTATCATTAATCATCTTCATGGCATCTTTCATATAACCAGAAGACGTAGTTCCACCTGATTTACTTGCAAGGTGACCAGCCAGGGCCTTAATGGCAGACTGTTTGTCTCGAATTGACATCCAGTCAGATCTATTGTTAAATGTAGGCTGATATTGTCCAGATCCAGTAATAATATCTTTGATTGTATTTCTATTATCCGTTTGATTGAATGACATATTATAAGGGGCACCACTGGCATATAGCCGATTATAAATCGATTGAGCAACGTCGGCTCTACCTTGTGGAGTATTATCTTCGGCAGCAGAAATAGCCAGAAGAGAATAATAATCTTCTGGTCTAATTTTTGATTTACCTACAGGGCCGCCTTCACTGGCAAGTTGAATATTATTGACAATCCTAGGAATTCCCGAGGCTCCGGCCATTTTATTCAGACCTTCGAGAAATCCTTGACCGTACATCTTATTGACATTTTCCACACCGGCCTTAGAAATAATATATTCGCCCGGTTGTGCCGCAATCAATTGTGTATCTGGCCCGGCCCCGGTAATTTCAACCCCAGATCGATTGGTAATTCTTCCACGAGATCTAATATCACCTATATTTAATTTTCTAAATTTATCTCTTCTGATGAGACCACCTGATCTATATGACTTCGTTTGATTTTGAGGAAGCATGGGGACTGCCTCTCGTCTCTTTGTCTCCTCTTCTTTTTCTGATCTATTTTTCAAATACAACCCACCAAGAGTAGCCACTCCGGCAACTGCAGCCAGGGCAAGTCCACCCTTGGGACCTAGACGTTTAAGGAACTGCAATAACATAGGAATCATTGTGATCATAGATTTCGTTAGTCTTATACTTAGACCAACAGCACTCCGAATAACTTTACCAAATTGAGTGAAGAACAGAACATAAGTCCCTAATAGAACCGGCCACCAATCTTTGAGAAATCTGGATATTGATTTTACCTTACTTCTATTCTCTGGATTTGCCATCCAGTTAATCAGGGCAACCATTGTTCTGCCCAATATGGTAAAGACAATAAAGTTCAGAATTCTCTCAAGAATACCTTTTATGGGGGCAAATAGTTTCAAAGATTCTTTTACGAATCCAGTGAGGCTACTTTCGCTTAATGATTCTCGACTTTCTCTTTTTCTACGTTCATATAATAATCGATCTTGATTTGCAATCTTACGATTTAGTTCTTGTTGCTTCGTAAGAAATTGTAATGTTTGATCTAAAGAACTTTGAATATTTTTAAGAGAATCTAAAATTGTGGTATAAGAACCACGAGCGGTTTGTGTATTACTTCCTGTTTGCCGAGAGTTCATCAGACGGCCCGGATTGACCGCTCTACGACTCTGGGCTGGTTGTGTACTCTGTGCCCGATTGACAGGGGTTGTAGGGGCGCCTGGGGGGCTTGTAGATCGCCTACGTCTTCTGGTTGGTTGAGTAGTCTGTGGTGGGGTTGGTTGTGGATTCCCGGTTACCTGATTGATATTGAAGATTGCCTCAATCTCTTTCAGAATACTCTTATAAATTCTCTTTCTTTTATAGGCATCAAGGCCGCCTTTTAGGTTGAGTATAATATAGTCAACATAATCTTTTTGTTGATTTTTATTGAATATTGCCTTCTTATTTCTTTTATTTTCAACGAACCATTCGATTGCAGAATCGTGCAGTTTATCCCCAGTCTTTATTCCTAGACCAATGACAAACTCCTTTGCCTCTTGTAATTCTTTAGCCGAATACTGTATCATTAATCGAATATTTATAAGTATTTATGAATAAAAAAGAGACCTTTCGGTCTCATTGAATTGAGCTGGCTGCTGCTCGGTTTTTTTGATCCTCTTCTTCTAGATGTTGATTGAGTAGGCCGACATAGATATCTCTTTCAAACGGTATCATATTTTCAATTTCACTTAATTGCCACTTATGATATTGCAATAGGGCGAAATTGAGTCTGTAATAATTCTCAAGATCAATGTGCGCCAGGCCTAGCCGAAAAAACCAGAAAGACCTTCCAGAACTACCTCTGATTCTACTTCCGTTTTTGGATTTTTTACTTTAATTTTATGAGACAACTTGGGCATGGTTTCAAAGAATTTCTCAATCTGCTTGAACTGAATATCTGTCATCTGATCAAGGAAATCCAAAACCTCTTGCTTCGTTGCATCTCCATTGCCACCATTTACGGCATATACTTCTTCTTCTGTATAAATTTTGTCTACACAGTCGGCAATCATTGCAAATGACTGGTCGGTTGCATCTTCTGGATCAAGGACAAAATTATTCTTAATGAATTGTTGAAGTGATGGGTACTTCATTTCCATCATAATATGTTCATCAACCTTGATTTTATTGGTGTGTTCTGGATTCTTTTGTACTTTAATGTCTTCTAGATTAATCGTCACTTTAACTTCTGTTTGATAATCATCTGGGCAAAGTACATTGACCTCGACCTCTTCTCCTACAGATTTCCCTCTGATATTTAAAAACAAATATTCAATATCAAATGTGGGTAGTTCATCCACCTTGATATTTTTTGTTTTGATACAGTTCCCAATGACTGTTTTTAGAGCCTCGGTGATTTGAGTTACATCTTCTCGTTCGTTTCCCTTGTCATCAACTTTTTTGGATTCCAGAGCAAAAAGAAGTAATTTTTCTTCCTTTACTAAGAATGGGCGATATTGAATCGTCTTTCCGGTTGATGGCAATTCCAACTCATAAGTTGGTGTAGTAATTTTGGGTAATGGCATAAATCAGGAAATGATATATGTGAGTATTTATCAGCCTAGATAATATCTTGTAAATGCAAATGAAACAGTAACTTTTAGTGCACTTGCTGATTCATAAGAAACGGGAATTGAATTTATGGCAAGTGGGTAGGCATCTATGAAATTGTATTTTAGTTCTCTGATAGTTTCTTTGGATTTATCTATATTTTGTGGTAATTGATAGTTTTTTTCAAACTTTGTAATGGACATACCAACTCTATAGTTGTTACTTGTATTTTTTTCTTCTGGGTATCTCATTCTATATGAGTAATTTTGATCAGTTACTCCTGGATTAGTTCCATATTCTTCCTTGGCAATATATGACATCCAGCCCTCAAAGAATACCAATGTGCTATAATTCGTGCTCACATAAAAAGTAAAGCTAGTCTGATCGTCATATACTCTTCTATATGGAATCTTCTCGGTAACTCCGGTTCTGTCATTTTGAATTTCGTGCGTAAAAAATGTGGATCCGGGTAGACTGGCATCACAACAAGAAATAGAAAGTATGTCTTTCATTCCTTCTGGTAATCGTCTATTATCAAATATAGATCCAAATTTCTCATTAATCCAGTTGCTTATACCTTGATTGAAGTTAATATCAACACTGTAATGAGTTGTTTGGGCAGGTTGTAATATCTTATCCCTTAATGTTGGATATGAAACATCTTTGGGCATGTATAAATAATTAGTGTATTTATCTTATCTATTTATCGGTGTCAAAGAATTATACTCAAGGATTCTATAGACCGACGAATCCACAAAAATATGTGGGGGATGTAAATAAAATTGTCTTTAGATCTTCTTATGAATTGAAGTTATTTCGGTATTGTGATCTCAATGAGGCTGTGCTCGAATGGGGATCAGAAGAAATGTGGATAAAGTATTTTAATCCAGTAACAGAAAGATTTCATAGATATTTTCCAGATGCCTATATGAAGATTAAAGATGTATCTGGGGAATGTAAACAATATATCGTTGAAGTAAAGCCACAAAGACAAACAGTACAACCGAATCCGACTCCAAAAAAGAAAACAAAGACGTGGTTGAATGAGATGAAAACTTATGAGACAAATAAGGCAAAGTGGGCAGCCGCAGAAAAGTTTTGTGTTGATAATGGAATGAGTTTTATGTTGGTTACAGAATCAGAATTGGGGATAAAATAATGTTCATAGGATCTCGCCTAATTAATTCTATGGCCAGGAGAGTCTGGGGGGTTTTTTCTTTACTTAGGAATCTCTTCACCAAGGAAGCCCGGGCAATAGAAAATGATCTAAATCAGTGGCAAGATTCAATACATAATGATCGAAATCGTCTAAAGGATACGCCCGGGGCACCTGGATATTTAACCGACAGACTGGACCAACAACAGAAAGAATTAGACAAAGAGCGAGAGGAATATTATCGGGTTATTAACCTACTTAAGGCTCTCCCCCCAGGTAGATCTAAATTTTTCTATTTTGATTCATTGATTTCAATTTTGGATGCGGCTGGTAGAAGTGAAGAACTTCTCGATGAAGGAAAGATTTATACTTTTAAGTACATTGCAAGAACTCCTGGTAAATGGTATGATCTTCATCCAGTTTCGTTAATTGTTGCTCGTAAAGGAAATGAAATAGCCGGAATTAATTATCACTGGGAAAATCAACCACAATATCAAGAAAGTCCATTTAGAACGTATCTTTATTCTAGAATTGTTTCTGGGGCATATAGAATAGAAAGGCACGAATTAGAAGAAATTCTGAAATTGGATACTTTTTATCCAATGTTTATTCCCAAGAAATAGAATGTCGGATACTTATATTGTTCCAGGAAAATCTAAGGCCCTAGCAATTGAGTTTAAGAACAGCTTCAAGGTCCCCGATGTTCCCAATAGGATTTTTTACACATATATCAATCAACAAACAGGAAGAGAAGAAATCTGGAATAAGCAGATCGTAAATGGGAAACCGATTGATAGTACATTTAGGCAGATAGCAAGTCGATTTGCTACCAATGAGCCTTATGTGATTTTACCAGAAGGAAACAACATAAATTTAACCGAAAAAGTTAATCTAAATAAAGGTCTGAATTCTACAATCGTACAGAATCAATTGAAGAATGCATATACTACTGGTAGTCTTGCCTATGCAAACTATCTGGGATCTGGTCCTAATGGAGCATTGGTATCGAATGGTTCGGTGAGTATGACAAATCCAGGTATTAATAAATTGGTGTCTCAGATTTATTCTGGTTCGCCTTCTATATCAACTGGAAATGGGAATCCCCAGCCAAATCCGGCAACTCCGGCAAATGAACCGGAAAGCGAAGGAGCCACATCAACCACACAACAAATTGCCGAATTAGCAAAACAAGGAATATCGGATATTGCTGGTTATGAGAGCCCAGAATTCAGTAAGCGATATGGATCTATATTAGATTATCCATTAAATTTGGCATCAACAAAACAAGATTACATCAAATTTGATATTATTCAATATAGGCCGAGAACCATATCGGAGAAGAATAAGTTTACTTTTAATAAAAGATACGGCACTATTTCTAAGAAAGATATTCTAACATCGATTGTGTTGCCAATTCAACCTAATGCAACTGATTCTAATACTGTTTCGTGGAATCCCGATATTATTTCTTCGGTTGAACTGGGTCTTACTGGGGTATCGGCATCTGCTATTTCTGGAACATCACCTACAGATATTGCAACCGGCATCATAAATCAGATTAAGAGCCTAGGTGGTGAATTTAATTCTGATGCCGAGGCTGCCCTTAGTC